CAAGAAGGAAGCGGTCAACTCTCTGATCGCTGCCGACTACGAGGCCCCGCAGAACACGCCGATTTCGTACTATGCGGTGGTCAGTGACGGCACCCAGACTCGTAACTCGGATCTGGTAACACTTTCAGGCGAGATCGATCGCGGCGGTGATGTCGTGTTCGGGCTCACTAACCCGCTCGCCGTTCAGAAGGTAATCGTCGTCAGTGTCCCAAGCCTGGTGTCTGAGAGCCGTCAGGATGTTGTGCAGGTTGTCGGTCGCCGTGATGCGGTGGTCGTATCCGACGTGCGCTCCTTCCCTACAGGGACTCTCACACTCGCGACCCTCACCGATGGGGAGCGCTTCGGCCTCTACCAACTGTTGAACGACGGTGGGCTGCTGGCCTTCTCGCCGCATCAGCCGAACTATGGCTTCTCCGACGTGTGGTATCTCGCGGTTGGCAATGTCACGGAGCGGCGTATTTCGCCTATCGGGCACGCCCCCGAGCGCTACTTCGATCTCGAGTTCCGCCGTGTCGCACCACCGCCCGCTGACTTCGTCGGCCCCGCCTTCCGCACTTGGGGAGACCTCTGGTCGGAGAGCGTGTCGTGGGACAGCCTTAAGCAGGCAGGTATAACCTGGCTGAGACTGCAGGTGAAGTGATGCTGGGTGCAAGCGATAAGTTCAAGACGCATCTGCGGTCTTCTCACAGCCGCAGGGTCCGCATCGGGCTGTACCTCCCCAACGAGTTGGGGGAGTACGAGTTCAACGGTCACTTCGGTGTAGTCGACGGAACGCTGACGATTGACAACTCCCGCAACATCGTGCGGCAGGCTCAGATGCAGGTGTCTACCCTCGAGTCAACCATCGCAAGTGCTGTCACTGGCGACGCGGCCCGTGACTTCTTTGAGGCGCTCACAGCGAAGTCCGCTGAACTTGAGATCGAGTGGGGCTTGATCTACCCAGACCTCTCGGAGGAGTGGGTGACGTTGGCGCGCTTGCGCGTGGACGAGTCCGTGAAGGCTGCTGTCTCAGGCTCGCTGCAGGTCACTGCGGCGTACGATCCTGGTACTCGGATTGCAGACTTCTACCTCATCACTCCGTATGCACCGTTCAGCATCGACAACACGAAACTGACGTACCTAGAGGCCATTCAGGATCTAGTCAACGTGGCATACCCCAGCACTAACCCGCCCGAGTGGATCATCAACGAAGGCGTCGATGGAACGTCCCTTCCGCCTGACGGCACTGTCTTCACTGGCAGCCGTTGGGATGCGATTCAAGCACTCGCGGTAGCAATCAACACCCGCGTGGCACCCGATCATCTCGGGCGGTGGACGGTGCAACCCGTGGTCGACAGTCACATTCCAGTGTGGGAAGTTGACGCTGGCGATAGCGGCGTGCTGGTCTCGGAGGAGACGACGTTCTCGCGACGTGAGCAGTACAACGCTGTCGGCGTTCGCTGGGAATCTCCCAATAGCGGCGGTGGCATTGTGTACCTTGTCGACTCTGATCCCGAGTCGCCTACGTACTTCGATGGACCGTTCGGGCGCAAGCCTCGCCCCGAAGAGACGGTGTCAACCATCACCACGGAGGCGCAGGCTCTTGATGCAGCGCGTTCCTTGCTCGACAAGTACAAGGGACAGACGCGCGGCATTCAACTGCAGACGCTGCACAACCCGCTGATGGAACCTGGCGACGTGATTGCGGTGCAACTTCCTGACAACACCATTGAGCGTCACATCATCGACACGCTGTCGATCCCGTTGGCGGGCGGCGTGATGAGCATGCAGACGCGCGTGGTTCGCAGCAGCGGTGGCACGTACGACGCTGACGGAATCAACTACGGAAGCCCTGCACACACTTACGACGGTCACCCGACTGCCTGAGAAGGAAACTATGCCTACATTGGTTAAGAACGCGGACCTCACAGTGTCCTTAGTGGTTACAGGGGCCAACTTCGCCTCTCACATGACTGTGCAGATAGATCGGATGAAGGTGCCGTACACGGAGTTCATCAACTCTGGTGAGTTCAGGTCGAACAACTTCGACCAATCAAGGTACGCCGAAGGTGTTCACCTCGTCAGAGTTGGCAGTAGTGCTTACTGGTCCAATGAGGTGCCCTTTACCATCGGCTCCGTAACCTCACCGCCTGTCGCTCCTGTGTTGAACTCACTCACTCCGTCGCAGATCGACCCGCCCGCAACTGACCCGACCAAGATCACCCTCACAGGACTGAACTTCGCCGCAGGCTGCGGGGCCTACTTCGATGGCGTGGCTGTTCCGACAACCATCATCAGCAACTCGACTGCGGAGATCCTGGTCCCCGCCTCGATGCTGCCTGGGAACTCGGCGCATACGGTCAAGATCGGATACGTCTCGCAGGGCATCTGGTCGAACGAGAAGGTGTTCATCGTTACCCCGCCGCCGCCGTTCATTTCTTCGCTGTCGCCAGTCACAATCACTAGCGCGCAGGCTGCCGATGGGGAGACTGTCACGATCACTGGCGGTAACTTCCTGACCGCCCCGACCGTGGCTGTCGATGGTGTCAGCAAGGCTTCTACGTTCGTGTCGGCGAGTTCAATCACCGTTGCACTGGCCGCTGCTGACCTGGCAACTGGCGACCACACCGTCAAGGTGACTAACACCGACGGCAAGTCCAGCAACGTGATGACGCTGACTGTGGAGCCGCCTGCCCCGCCTGCTGACCCGACCCTGACCAGCCTGACCCCCGCGTCGATCAACCGTCAGATGATGGCTGACCCGACCATCGTGGTGTTGAAGGGCACTAACTTCCGTGACGGCATGGTTGCCAAGATCGACGGAGGCGCGGCCCTGCGCTCACTGACGTTCGTGTCGGCCACGGAGATGCACCTGTCTGTGCCGCGCTCACTGGTTTCGACTGCTAAGACGTACACCGTCGAGGTCGGTATGACGGGGGAGACGTTCACGGCGTCGAAGAACCTGGTCGTGACCGCCGTGAACCCGACGATGGTGTCCGTTACGCCTGCTGCTCCCGCTTGGGAGTCCATCACCGACCCGATGGTGGTCACCCTCGCTGGAACGCAGTTCACCCCGAACATGACCGTGACCCGCACGGGTACTTCGGTGCCGTTCACGTTCGTGTCAGCGACCAGCGCCACGGTGTCCCTGCCGAAGTCGCAGTACGCCCCGTTCACGGCCTACGAGTTCAAGGTTGGCGTCCCCGCTAACTCGGTCCTGTCGAATGGCCGCACGGTGTCTGTCGCCCACGCCAAGCCGAACCTGACCTCTGCCACCCCGAACTCGGGTGTCACGGGTGGCACGGTTGCCGTGACATTCGCTGGCACGCTGTTCGCCTCTGGCCTCAAGGTGTACCTCGATGGCACCGATGTCGGAGCCGCTACTGGCGTCACCTCGACTGCTGCTTCGTTCAACCTGAACCTGGCGACTGTCGCCGCTGGCGCTCACACGCTGGCTGTCGGCTACTCGGACGCGAAGTCGAACACTGTGCCGTTCACGGTCGCTGCTGCTGACGCACCCGTGGTGACGGCCTAACCCACGACCGCCCTCATCCAGCCCGACTTAAGGGAGTACGAATGGCAAGCAACTACCCAGCAGGTTTCGACAACCTGAACAATCCCACAGCAGGCGACCCGCTGGACTCTCTTCAAGTCCCTCACGCCGAACAGCATGCGAATGCAAACAACGCGGTGGAGTCCATTCAGCAGGTGCTCGGCACAAACCCGCAGGGGCGTTTCCCCACCGTTCGCGATCGCCTCGCCGCCATCGAGGGTACGGGCGATGAGGGCAACAAGATCACGCATCTGACCGACCTTTGGGACGTGGATGTAACTGACCCCGTCACTGACGGTGCTCTCCTCACCTACGACGCAACCGCTGAAAGTTGGGTGGCTGGGTCAGCAGGTGAGGCAGCGCCCTCAGCACTCGGTGACCTGTCGGATGTCACTCTGACAGACCCGCAGGTTGGTGATGTCCTCACGTGGGACGGTACCGCGTGGGTAGAAGGTGCAGGCGCGAAGGGGTACACGGTCAGTGATCGTGTACCGACCGCAAGCGATGGTTCCGACGGGGACATGTGGGTGACGCTGCCGTGACAAGTGCAATCCGAGTGAAGAATGCTGGCGAATGGGTACAGGTGTATCCGCATCCGCCGCTACCTATAGCACCCGTGCTGACGGCGACAGGAGTCGGTAATGGCATCAGTCTGACTTGGACTGCTGGCACAGTGGCAGCGGGCTCGATCGGGTCTTATGAGGTCGAGAACGTTCCCGTGCCGTACAACGAGGCGACTGGCGGCACGATGACTACCTACACCTCTGATGGCAGGAAGTTCGCTCGGCACACCTTCACCGCCAACGGCTCCCTCAATGTCGTCAAAAGCCCTAACCCGTTCTACGTCTACCTGATCGGCGGCGGAGGCGGCGGAGGCAAGAACGGCTTTGACGGCGGTGGCCCCCATGGCGGCGGCAAGGGTGGTGGCGGTGGCTACTACATTGGCGAAGCGGTTGGCGTTGCCATTGGGGCTGCGACCATCACGGTAGGTGCTGGCGGCTCTGCTGGCACTGCCCACGCTGGCGGCCCTGGCGGCGACTCGATTGCCCTTGGATTCACTTCTGGCGGCGGCGGTTACGGCGCGTGGGGCCAGGATGCAATCACGGGCGGCGATGGCCGACCTGGCGTACCTGCTCCCGCCGCTAACGGCGGCAACGGTGGCGGCAACAATCACCCGCAGACCAGCCCTTGCACAGGCAAGCAGGCCGCACTTGGGCTGGCAACAACCGTTGGCGAAGGTGGCGCAGGTGGCGCGCCAGACGGAGGGCAAGCCTCCATTCCTGGTCAGGCTGGCAATGCTGGCGCAGTTGTCGTGGAGTACGAGGTGGCCTAATGACTATTGACAACGTTGGCAACGTACTTGCCAAGACATACACAAGCCTCACGCCTGGCACTTCCTACGCCTATCGCGTGCGCGCAGTGTCCGCTGAGGGCAGGCGCTCCGCCTGGTCGAACGTCGCTGTAGCAACAGCACTGGAACCGTACAACGCGGCGACTGGTGGCACTGTGACCGACGTTACGAACTACAACGGCACGGGCCAGAAGTGGCGCGTCCACAGGTTTACGGGGAACGGCACGTTCACCGTGTCTACGGCGGCGCAACCGTTCCGCGTGTTTGTTTGTGGTGGCGGCGGCGCGGGCGGCGGCGCTGATAATGCAAGGCACTCCCAAGGCGGAGAAGGCGCCTACTCCCTTACCAACGACAGTAAGGCGATTCCTGTCGGCGCCCATAGCGTCGTGGTGGGCGCTGGCGGCGCTCCTGTCGGTTGGGGCTACGCGGGTGAACGTGGCGGCACAGGAGGAACGTCAAACCTTGGCAGCGTCGCAACGGCTCAGGGCGGGCTCGGCGGGTACTTCCCGTCGGCTGGTGAACCTGGCACGGGCCGCAACGTGACCTCCACAATCTCGGGCGCGTCGGTGACCTACTGCCAAGGCGGCGCGGGTATGGGATGGCCGCAACCAGCAAGCCCGCCCGCGAACAGCGGCACTGGAGGGCATTCCGGCTACACCACAGCGGGCGGCGCTCCCGGCTCGGGATACCAAGGCGGCGGCGGCGCGACGGGTGTCGTCATCGTCGCGTATCGAATCGGATAAGGAGCAGTGTGGGTATCTACATCAAAGAAGCGGGCGAGTGGCAGGAGATCGGCCCCGCTAACCCGCCGAGCGTCAAGCAGAAGATGATCGGCAGCGGCGGAACCACGTCGTTTGTGTTCATCAACGATGTCCTTCACGCACTCCATGTTTTCAAGGCCAACTCATCGTTCATCTGCACCGCAGCGGGATCGGTCGAGTACGTCGTTGTAGGTGGCGGCGGTAACGGCGGAGCGTGGGCTGGCGGCGGTGGCGGAGGTGTTCTCACGGGAACCAAGGCGCTCACCCCCCAGACATACAACATCGTCATCGGTGCACCAGGCGCAGACACCACGTTCGCTGGCCTCACAGGCGGCGGCGGCGGTGGAGGTGGCGGCGGCACTGGTCGAGCCACTAACGGTTCTGGCGGTGGTGGTGCGTACCTGGACGGTGCTGGCGGTGGAACCGCTGGCGGCGGTGCAGGCAGTGGTGCTGGTAAGGCTGGCGGGGTTGGCGGTCAAGGTGCCGACTACGGCGGTAACGGCGCGGGCGGCGGTGGTGGCGGCGCTGGCGGTGTCGGTGGCAACTTCGGCTACCGAGGTGGCGGCGCTGGCGGTGTTGGCCTCGAAAGCCTGATCACAGGAACCGCGCTCATCTTCGGTCGAGGTGGAGACGGGGCGTGCCCGAATGAAGCAGGCCAAGGACTCCGCTCACCAGAAGCCAACAGTGGCGGTGGTGGCTCGGGTCGGGCTACTGGTGGCGCAGCAGGCGTCGTCATTATTCGTTATCCAGTCGAGTAGGAGATTCGCAAATGAACGTTGCACGCATCAAGGACGGAGTCGTCGTCAACATCGAGGTTGCCGATGAAGAGTGGGTCGCCGCTAACAACGGCATCGATGGTTACGAGTTCATCGAGTCCACTGAGGAAATGCCCGCGCACATCGGTCTCTCATGGGAACCGATCAGTGGCTTCGAGCAGCCCTATGTTGCACCAGTCGATCCGCCTACGGAGCCTACTGAGGCAGCATGATGTCTCGCCGTCTCACCAATCAACTTCTCGACCAGACGGTACAGGCCGCGCGAATTGCTGCGGTCGACCAAACGGTCGTACTGCGCTACGGAACTGTCACAGCAGTTGACCCCACCAGCAAGACACTCTCTTGCGAGGTCGGGGGCACGGTGATCCGTGGCGTGCCTCACATGGCGTCCTACACGCCAGCAGTCAACGACGTCGTGTGGCTTCTGCATCAGAACTCGCAACTCGTCGCAATCGGTAAGCGCTAAGGAGCCCTCATGCCACAGCAGTACACCCCGTCGGGATCATCCCAGTCGTACACGATTCCCGAGTATGGCGACATCGTCGACGGTGAGACCGTCTTCCGCACTTACAGCGAAGACGTGGATCGCGCAGTGCAGACTCGCATCGGTAGCGCCGACGCCAGTGTCACTCAAGCGTCCACAAACCTCGCAGTGCTGCGCAACATCACCGTGTCGACTGCCGCGCCAGCGGGCAATACGGTCGGTATGGACGGCGACATCTGGTTCGTGTACGTCTGATGGCGGCATCGAAGATCAAGGCTGCGGGGCAGTGGCATGACACTGCGAATGCGTTCGTCAAGGTCGACGGTGTCTGGCGGACCGTTACCGCGTCGTACGTGAAGACCCCTGGCGGCTGGGGACAGGGCACCATCGGGCAGCCGCCTGCAGCACCCGTGATGAAGCACACTGCGACGGGCAAGTTCACCATCCAGAATTACGACGCCACGCTCGCGTACACGACTGTGCGAGTAGCAGGCGGCGGCACTGCTTCCCGCAGCGGAGCGGTCGTAACACTGTCGGATGTCAATGCACGGTTCAGCATCACTGCTGGGTATGCGGCGTCCTCTCCGCAGTCTGGCCTCGGGTACTTCGAGCGCAAGGCGTACACCTACACCGACGGCGGTCAGTCGTGTTCCCCGAACTGTCGCCCCATCTCAGGTAACTGTTTCAATGGCACAGGTTCGTGCCAGGGAGACGGTTCGTGTGGGGCTGACGGCACCATCTGCTGCGGTGGATCAGCGGGCTCTACCTGCACTGACAACCCTGACATCAAGGACAACTACGGCCCGCAAGGCTACGTCGATCAATTCGGAGAGTGGGCAAAGACGGTATGAACATGACAATCCCCCGAGGGGCGAACCTCATTCTCGAGTTCGAGTTGCCATTCACTGACCCGCCCGAGTCAACCGTGCACCTGAACACTAAGGGTGAGGAACTTGCGTTCTCACACTACGGTGAACTCGTAGCGTCGCTAGACCGCGTCAACAACGCCGACGTGCTCAAACTCATGCACTACAACTCGAAGTGGTGGATCAGATACGAGAGCCCCGTGCCCTCGTTCCTCCCAGACGGTGTGTCCGAGTACGAGTTCATTGTCGTAGGGATGGACGACGAAGTGGTGATGCAGGAGTCAGGCACGGTGACCATCGATGGCTAAGACAAGCCCAATCGACCTACTGCGTCCGTCGGTGCCGCGCAGCATGGAGGAGACGGCTCTAACCCGTCTCAACATCTGCAATGGCTGCGACCGTCTGCACGCCAGGATTTGCGGAGAGTGCAAGTGCTTCATGCCGATGAAGGTGAAGTTGGCACACGCAGAGTGCCCCATCGGCAAGTGGGGCGAAGAGTCCATCTAGCCCCACCGCGTCACCAGTAGAGCCTCGCCCATCGGCGGGGCTCTTCCATTTTCAGGCTAAGGAGTCCTCTTGCTCGGTATGCACTTCACAGGCTGGGAGAACGAGCCGTGGGTAGATGGCCCGACTCACGTTCGTCTGTGGGACAACGGTGTCTCATGGCGCGCTATCCACACGGCAGTAGACACGTACAACTGGGATCGCCTTGACGCGATGGTGGACTTCTACACCGCCAAGGGCGTCAAGATCACATACGTCGCTTGCGCGACTCCGCAATGGCTGGCGATGGACCCGCACGCGCCGCACTTCGCGCCGTGGCTGGGCGAAGGTAGCAACTCGTTGCCGTATGACATTGACGAGTGGAACAAGTTCATCTGGAATCTGGCGACCCGCTACCAGGGCCGCATCCACTACTACGAAATCTGGAACGAGCCGCAACTGGCCGACTTCATGTACCCGTATGACACTTCGACCTGCAACCGCCTGGCGACGATGACTCAGCGTGCGAAGAACACGATTGACTCGATCGACTCTGCCGCCATGGTGATCTCGGCGTCGGTGTTGCCGCGTCCGTCGTCTGGTGGCATGGACAAGGCGACGAAGTATCTAACGGCTCTCAAGGACAAGGGCTGGCCTGTCGACGCATACGCCTGCCACATCTACCCCGAGGTTGGCTACTGGGCACCGCGCTGGCGCGACTACTTGGAAGCCGTGAAGGACAAGTTGGCCGCGCTGAACGCTCCGAACAAGAGCAAGGTCTGGGTGACGGAGACAACTTACGGCCTACTCGGTGACCCGATTCCCGAGGAGAAGGGTAACGACGTCGTAGACCAGACGTATCAGCACGCAGAAGCCCTTGGGGTGCAACAGATTTACTGGTACGCGTGGAATCGCCCCGACCTCGGTGGCTTGCAGATCAAGGACGGCAGCACCGCTTGGGCTGCGATCAAGAGAAATGGAAACCCGTCATGAGTAGTTGGCAGTTGGTCAAAGGTGGCGTCACTCTGCGTGATCAGATCAACGCACGCTGGACGACCCGCGATAAGGCCAGCGACGGGTCGGTTGGAGATGCCGACCACGCCGACAGGGAGAGCGATCACAATCCTGACGCGAACGGTTGGGTCCATGCCATTGACGTCGATGAGGACCTGCGCGGCTCCAAGTACGACAACCGTTGGCTCGCTGATCAGTTGATTGCCTACGCACGGGAGAAGCGCTCTGGCTCCAACCGATTCAAGAACATCGTGTACGAGGACCAGGTGGCGTCAGGCACCTATGCCGATACGTACTGGACGTTCCGTGGCAGCGGCTACGGCCACACCCACCACCTGCACATCTCGTTCACCTCGGCGGCGGAGCAGGGTGGCCAGCACTACGACATTCCGATCCTGGATGGTCAGGCCGATCTGTGGGATGGCTCGGTGCCGTACTTCGACGTGATGATCCGCTCCTTGGAGAACGGTGAGAAGAACAAGGCGACCTGGCGGCTTGCGTGCCGTCTGGCCGAGTTGGGCTTCTACCACGGCGACGTTCAGCCCGAGGGAGAGCAGGGTTTCCCCGTGAAGGCCATCGAGTCGATGCAGAAGTGGATGGGCTGGACCGTTCAGCCGTACTGCGAGAAGACGCACAAGGCGATCTTCAAGAAGTTGGAGAACACCCCGTCATGAACCTTCGCGACCTCGCCCGCTGGCCCTTGCTGCTTGCTACTGGCGTCTTGCTGACGGGCGGGGTAGCGCTGGCATTCCACGGAGGCGCATCGCCTGAGACTCGCGTGGCCCTGACGGTTCTCGGGTCGGTGTGTCTCGGTGCGTGGATCGCGCTCCTGGCCTCGGCTGGGCATGACGGTAAGGACGACTGAGGTCCACACACCTATCCCCACAATCACCAGGGGGTCGAGCCCGTAGCCCTCGGCTCCCTGGGTAAGTCACCGTCTGGAACGGTCGACTGTCTCACCTCCACAAAGCGAAAGTGCCCCCTGCCCAGATTTGGGTGGGGGGCCTTTCGTCGTTTGGGGGCTAGAAGGTCTGGATGAGGTCCAGCACCGCGCGCTTTCCGCCCGCCTCAAAGTAGCGGGCTGCAATCTTCTCAAGCCTGTGGAGCGTTTCGCAGTACTCGTCTTCGAGGTACCTTGCCCCTATCTCTTCGAGTTTCCCTAGTGCTTCGCAGTACTCCTGCTCGATTGCACTGAGGTCGTACTGCAATGCCATCCCAACTTCCCCCTTCTGTAGGGCCGAAATGCCCTGTTTAGCGACCATAACATGACGTACGTACCAGGGCCAAGAAGTGTTAGTGCATTACTGCTTGCAGTCTGGTACTGTACGAGAAGTAACTACCACTAGGGTCAGACATTGGGGACGACATGCGTACCAGTTCAGGGGACATCACGAAGTCGCGCGAACAAATTATCGAGGAAGCGACGGAGGCGATCCGTCATGCCACGCGCGAAGTAGTTGATGGCAAGTACAACACCCAATACATCAAGGAGGCAGCCGAGCGCCTCATCGACCTCCGCATGACCTACACGGATCGCTACGGCAAGGCTGACCTACAGGGCAACACGTATGCGTACCGTCAGGCAGTTGCTGAGGTGATGGGTTCGGCTGGTATCAGTGAGTCTGAGCGTGCGAAGGTCATGAATGCGATCCGCTATCACATTGGTAATGCTGTGCGGGCTCGTCTCACCCCCGAGGAACTCGAGGATTACGGCTTCCTCAAGACGGCCCCGCTCGATCGGGCGCGCAAGGATCGGGTGCAGCGGGCAAAGATGCAGCGGACAGCGGTGCTGGGGGAGGAGCAGATCACCGACCCCGCCGAGGTCCAGGCTGCCTTGCGCAGCGCCGCGAACCTGCTCGACAACATCAGTCTCACCACGCTGAGCCCCGTAGAGAAGAAGGTGTGTCAGGTCTTCCTTGACCATCTTGCGGAGCGTCTCCGTGAGGTACGCACCGCCGCGAAGGCGTAGGAGCGCCGAAGGCGCGATGTGCAATTCACCGAAGGTGGCAAAAGGGTGGTGAAGTGGTGAAAGTGACCCTATTTCAGATTGATATTACAAATTGAGTCTCTCTCTATGAACTAAACCTGAAATACCCCCACTTTCACCACTTCACCACCCTTAGTCCCCCTAGCACGGGCAATGCCCGCACCCGCTAGGGGGACTTCGTCATCTCTGAGACCTGTTCCTCATGTGAATCCAGACTTTGGGATGCAGGTTGTTGGGTGGCAGAACGCCCATCTAGTGCCTGCTGCTGTTGAGTGGATCGAAGGACTTACCCCCTGTAAGCGTGACCTGATGCGCCTCCGCCTCGATGGTGCAACCGATGCTGAGATTGCAGTGACTTTAGGGAGAAACCGCCGAGCAGTACAGAAGTCTCGTCAGAGGATTGAGCATGCCCTGTGTGAGGCTCTTGACATTGTCGAGCGTGAGTCTGCACCGAGCCGCTACGCGGATGCTGCTGACATGTATCGGGTGCTTGGTGCTCAGCGTTCAGCATCGAATGCCGTTCTTCGTGACGCTGGTCTGCTTGACCCAAAGGAACCCATGCGCTGCTACGGGGCCTGTAAGCGGCTGTTGACCCGTGCGGACTTTCACTACAACGGTAGTCGTAAGCGCGCTGCTGGTAACTGGTGCGTCGAATGCGACCGTGCTTATCGTCGTTCCAAGCAGGTAGGTCAGCCTGGCCCGTCTCCGTGGGAAACGTTCCTGTACTGGTTCCCGCTGAATGGTGGCGTGGTGTTCGGCATTACGACGGCTCGTGATTACACGTACCACCTGCGTATGAGTTGCTACGCCGATGCTTATGGTGCTGCCTTCGATCCGTCAACGGTTCGCCGTCGTCAGTTCCCGCTGCGTTCTATCGCGCTGTCGTTCGAGAAGCGCCTCACTTCGGTAACGGAGGCTGCTGGAGCCTTCGCGTCGATGGGTGGCTATTCGGCTCAGCGTGAGTCGGTTGCCAATTGCTCCCTCGCGGAGTTCGACTGGCTTCTCGATCTGGCTTATGACGCGGAGGATCTCAACTTCGTCACCTCTGAGACCTGAGCAGTGTGTAGAGGAAATCACCTCTCCGTACTCGGAGGTCTCACTTGACTACACCCAAGATCCAAACCATCTCGCGTAGCGGCTCCCGCTTCTACGTCAACCCTGTCACGAACGACAAGGTGCCAGGCGTTACCTCGATCCTGTCGATGCTGCCGAAGCCGTTCCTGCAGCACTGGGCTGCGAAGATGGTCGCTGAGTTCGCGGTCGACAACTTCGGGGCGTACAGCGCTCTGATCATGAATGGGCAGCGTCAGGCTGCCATTGACCTGCTCAAGGCTGCCCCTCGTCGCTACACCACTGGCCGCGCTGACATCGGCACCGAGGTGCATGACGCATTCGATCGCCTGTCGAAGGGCGAGACGCTCGGTCGTGTCACTGCTGATGCCGAGCCTTACCTCAAGCATTTTGATCAGTTCGTCAAGGACTTCCAGCCGACCTTCCTGATGACGGAAGAGACGATCTTCTCGGACAAGCACCGTTACGCGGGCACGTTCGACTGGATTGCTGAGATCGGCGGCGAGGTCGTTGTCGGCGACTGGAAGACGACCAAGGCCACTTACGCGGAGGTCGGTCTGCAGTTGGCTGCTTACCGCTACGCCGATTACGTGCAGCGCACGGACGGCAATCAGGTTCCGCTGCCGAAGAACATCAGCGGCGGTGCGGTCTTCCACATGTCGCCTGAGCACTACGAACTGATCCCGATGAAGTGCGACGAGGAAGTCTTCGACGTCTTCCTGGCGCTGCGCAACACGGTGTTCGAGTGGGACAAGACCATCTCGAAGACCGTCATCGGTAAGCCGCTCACCCCGATCTTCAAGGGGGCCTGATGCGTGCCAGTCAGTACAACGGGGCTCCTATGGAGTTCTCGTGCAGTAAGCACCCCGACAAGTGGGTGGTGCTTTACGGACTCCCTTCTGCACAAGCCTGGTGCAAGTGCGGCAAGGAGATGAAGAGCAAGTCCATCTCAATGCGGGCCATCAGGGCTCGCGGTTAGGAACAGACACCACATGGCAATTAATCTGTTTGCAGTTGAGGCTGACGCTAAGCCTCGCCAGTCGTTCGACACTGTGGGCCGCTTCCGTGCGGGTCACATGATTGGCAAGCGTCCCCAGACACTGAATGACTTCCGTGTCACCACTGATGATCCCGAACTCGCTGAGACCATCGCCACCATGCTCGGTGGTACTGCTCAGCAGTGGGACAACGAGCGTCAGCCTTGGGAGGTCTTCACCTCCGCTAACAAGGTCGACGTCATCGTGGAGAAGGTCTTCTCCTCGATGACTCTCTGGGGCCGTGCTGGTCCGATCCGTAAGTGCGATGGTCAGACTCTGTCGTACCCCGAGGATCAGGCTGGTGAGCCGTGCGAGTGTGCGAAGTTCACTTCCCTGGCTGATCGCAAGGCTGCTGCTGAGCGTGGTACGGGCTGCCAGCCTGACATCACGATCCGTTTCCGTCTCGCTGAGGCTCCTGATCTGGGCATCTTCGAGTTCAAGACTGGCTCGTGGAGCATGGCTCGTGACATCGCCAAGGTCGAGTCGGATCTCGCAGCGTACGGCGGCAAGGCCGTGGGCACTCTCGCTCTCGAGCAGGTGGAGTTCACTGCGAAGGACAGCGGTCTCCTGCGCAAGTTCACCAAGACCGTGTGCACCTTGACGGGGGCGTACGAGGGCGGTGACGAGTGAAGACATTCGCAGTCACAGGGGTCTTCGTCTTCGGGCTTGTCCTGGGGAAGATCCTCGCGAACGACCTCGTGCTGATGGCCTTGGTGGTGTTGATCTTCGCTGCGGTCGTTGCAGGTGTCCTGTACCAGTCGGGCGCGGAGCGTGAGGATCACTACTCGCGCGAGTACCGCAAGTCCCGTGACCGTCGCATGCGTGAGGTTCACCTCGGGCATGACCTGTCGGACTACGGGCGTCCTGAATAACTGAGGTGGAGGGCTAGTCGATTCATTCAGGTCGACTAGTCCTCCCCATTGGGGAAAAGTGTGAAGAACGAGAACATGGCTCGGCCTGTCACTAATCACCAGCGCGGTGCTGAGCGACGCCAGGCACTCATCTCAGAGATTGAGGCCGAGGGAAACGTCTTCCTCCGCGTGGACATGGTGCCAGTGCAGGAGGCGCGGTCTAACCACAAAGCCTTCCTAGTGTTCGCGTGTGGAAACTGCGGTGGCGAGTTCTCCTACAAGGTGTACGACCTGACCAGATTCAGGCTCAGATGTAAGAACTGCTCGACGTATGGATTCAACCCGTCTAGAGATGCAGTCCTCTATCTACTGGCTCGTGACCGCCGAGGTCGGCAGGAGCGCCAGTACGGGATCACCACAAATGTCTCTCAGAGAATGTCAACCCACCGTAACCACGGATGGTCGTTGGTTGATGCCTGGTCTGGCATCGGTTCTGACGTGCTACGCGTGGAGAACGAAATCAAGAACACTATGCGAACCACTGGTGTTTACCGCCGAGAGTTTCGCGAGGACGGCTTCTCTGGTTGGACCGAAGCCTGGTCATCAGACCACCTAATCCCATTCAACACTCTGCGCGCGCTAACCGCGTGGGTTGACCTGATACGCGAGGCGACTAATGGTAAATGCGAATAAGCGTCGCGGGACTGCCTTCGAGTCCGCACTCCGTGACTACGCCATCAAACTTCGCCACAAAGCGTTCCGTCCCGCCCAAGCAGGCGCTGGTGATCTAGGTGATGTTCACGTAGATGGGCTTGTCTGTGTGCAAGCCAAAGACATTGCTCGCTGGTCAGTAGCACAGCATCTGCAAGATGCTCACGATCAAGCGCAGCGAGCAGGGCTTCCGTTCGCCGTACTGGTGATGAAGAAGCGAAAGGCAAGCATCGGCGAGGCATACACGGTGATGTCGTACGACACCCTCCTCGCGCTGTTGCAGCGAATGAATCTCGCGGAGCAGTTCGTTAAGGCTGATCCGTATGTCCGTTCCCACTGGAAGAAGGCAAGCGATGCCTACTGAGGCGATCATTTCTGTTGTCACCCCCGCGAAGAAGGTTCTCACTGTCCGCGACATTCAGGCGTGGGTGGACGAAGCACTTGCGTTGGGCTTCGGTATCGATGAAGAACTCGAGGACTACGCGCCGCTGTACATCAGCCGTGTGGTCTACGACTGCTACCAGATCCAATGCGGTGATCACGTGTACGGCGAGCACGAGTTCGATGTGCTGGTGCCGATGCACGACTGCGGTACTGATGTTGTCGAGGAGCCGCAGGAGCAACTGCCGTTCCCGAAGTACGACTTCGCTGCGCAGGATCGCGCTGCTGAGGAGCAGGGTCCGTGGTGGTGGAAGTGAAGTCAATCGAGTATCGCGAGGGCTACCTCGCTGGTGTCGAGGCAACCATGTGGGACTGCGGTGACTGCGGCAACCGTTACGAGGCACTCGTCGAACACTGCCCGAACGAGGTGATGGATCAGGCACAGGCTTGGCTGCGTCAGGCCCGCTATCACGAGGAGAACAGTCTATGACACACGACCCGCTATGCCCTGTCACCGAACCGCATCCCGCTTGGACTGAGTGTATGTGGTGCAACCTCATCGCCAAAGTGCGAGAGGACGAGCGCACTCTTGATGAAGCAGAGCAAGCAGTAGCGAAAATCTGGGAGAGCCATCCAAATTCTGATTGGGATGAATTCATGAAAGAAATACAGATGGCGTTTGACGCTATTCGTAAGTGTTGGTCACATGAGGAGGCTCGATGAAGCGAAGAAGGCAGCACCCGTTCGGCGACCCTGTTGAAGGTGTCGCCCACAACTACTCGATGCGGCTTCACAGTCGCATCGTTGACCAGGGCACGTCCCTGCGTCTGACAGGTCGTCGCGGTGAGTGGCGGTTCATCCGTCATGTCATCAAAGGCGACTCCGAGTGGATTGACGTGTTCTCGCCTGATGGGCAGTGGACGTCGGTTCGCACCGATGCGGTGAAGGTCGTGCGCAATAAGCGTGCGGTTCGGGCCCGCTAGGAGGTAACACAATGCTGGAAGGATTGATCCTGGCAGCAGCGGTGATGGTTGGGCCTTCGGCTCCGCTGCCCGTTGCTTCAACCCCAGATACGTCGGTCGCTGCGTCGTCTCCTTTGATGACTGGCCTTAAGGCTCCGTATCGCGGGCGCTATTGGCGTCCTTCGCAGCGCACGTTCACCTTGTGTGTTCTGCGCCGCGAGTCTAACGGTCACTGGTTCTCGACGAACAAGAGTGGCGGCTACAGAGGTGCTTTCCAGTTCAACGATGCGCTTGCGCGTGGTTCGACTTGGATGATCACCCCCGAGTTGCAGCATCTATTCGGGAAGAAGACAGGTCGCGAGATTGCGGCTCGTTTGCGGGCGACACCGATGAATCGGTGGGCTCCCTTCTATCAGCACATGGCGTTTGCGACGGTCCTTAACTGGGAGCGAGACGAGCGTGGTGCGAAGCATTGGGCTGGCGGAAGGTTCGCCTGCTCACTGTGAATCTTGACGACGGCGGTGGCTCTCTTCCCGAGGGCTGCCGCCGTCTTTCGCATTTCGGCACCACTGAGACCTGATCAAGGTGTCCGAGCAATGGAGGAACCTTGAGACTTACAGAACTGCTTGATCGCTTTGGCAGTGTGCAGCAGCAGCATGACGGCTGGCTGGCGCATTGCCCTGCACATAGTGACGCTCAAGCGTCCCTGCGCATCGCGGTCACCCCTGACGGCACTGGGCTGCTTAAGTGCCGTGCTGGCTGTGACACGGCGAGGGTGCTCGCTGCTGTGGGGCTGTCGTTCTCTGACCTCCGTGGCATCACTGAGGTGACTGGTGTTGCGATCTCTTCCGAGCGCACTGCGCCGCTTGACATCGCAACCATCGCCGCGCTGCGTGCTGACCTTGACCGCTACGCGGCTGGTGTGTCGATCGCGGTGCGTGAGTATGCGCTCGAGCGCTTTGCCATTGACAACTACGACTTCGAGCGCCTCGGCCTTGGCAAGGCTGCTGACCTTCCTGGTGGTACTCGCCTGGTGGTGCCGTTCTGCAATCCCGATGGCGTTGCGCTCGGTTTCCAGGCTCGCGCTATCGATCCCGAGGCGAAGGTCCGTTGGTATGGGCCGCGCAATCCCGAGCAAGGTTCGTGGTCTCGCCTTGGGTTCTTCTCTGGCGATTCTGGCTGGGATGAGGTCATCATCACGGAAGGCCCTGGTGATGCGCTGACTGCGTGCGCTGTCGGCTATGACGCGATCGCGGTGCGTGGTGCTGGTCTGGCTGGTCGCGAACTCGCTGAGCAGATCGTGGCGTGGGTGCCTAACCGTCCGATCGTGTTGGCTGGCGATGGTGACAATGCTGGCCGCTCGTTTTCGACCACGCTTGCCGATGCGCTCGCTGACATGGGCGTGACGGTGAAGGTGCTGGCTCTTCCTGATGGTATGGATCTCACCGACTGGCTTGCCTCTGACTTCGCTGGTTTCCCGAACGCGCTGATCCACGCGGTGACGACTACTCCCGCCACCACGTCGACTGCGCTGGCTCTGATGCAGCGTGACGAGAATCTGTTTCCGTTGACGGATCTGGGAAACGCCCGCTACGTGGCAGCGCTAGCAGCGCAGCATGGCACGGCGTTGCGCTACATCGAGGAGATCGGCTTCCTCGTGCTGTCGAACGGCATCTGGACTGAGGATCGCCTCGAGCGTTCCCGCGCCTTGGTGCATGAGTCGGCTGACCTTGTCGGTGACATCGCTGATGCGCTGATGGAGTCCGCTGGTAACGACCAGCAGTTGCAGGCTGAGGCTCGCCGCTGGAAGGCGTGGGCGAAGTACTGCGCGTCGAAGCGCGGCATCGATGCGGTGCTGTCTGAGATCAAGGCGTTGCCGATGGTGGCTACCCGCATCGAGGATCTGGACCGTCACCATCACCTGCTCGCAGTGCGTAACGGTGTGCTCGATCTTCGGGAGGGTGTGCTGCTCGAGCATGACCCGCTGTTGCTGCTGACGAAGCGCATCGATCTTGACTACGACCCGACTGCTGACTGTCCCCGCTGGGTGCAGTACTTGCACGAGGTTATGCGTGGTGACGCGGTGATGGTTGACTACCTGCAGCGTCTCGTCGGCTACGGCATTACGGGGGAGACGACGGAGCAGTGCTTCTCGGTGCTGTGGGGTTCGGGTGCGAACGGTAAGACTGTGTTCACGTCGACCTTGTCTGAGGTGTTCGAGGCGATCTCGGTGACGACCCCGTTCTCCACGTTCGAGCAGAAGGCGTCGGGTGGAATCCCGAATGACCTTGCGGCTCTGCGCGGTGCGCGTCTGGTGTTCGCTGCTGAGGGTGAAGCCGATAAGCCGATGGCTGAGGCACTGCTCAAGTCGTTGACTGGCCGCGATCTGGTGACGGCTCGGTTCCTGCGCAAGGAGTTCTTCACCTTCCGTCCGACATTCCAGTTGATGCTGGCGACGAACAACAAGCCGTCGTTCAAGGGTCAGGATGAGGGCCTGTGGCGTCGCGTGAAGTTGATCGAGTGGTCTCGCTACTTCGCTCCGAATGAGCGTGATCACCGTCTGCCTGACGTGCTGCTCGGTGAGGCTCAGGGCATTCTGGCGTGGGCGGTGCGTGGCTCCGTGACGTGGTTCGCGCGTGGGCTTGATGACCCGTCACCGATCCAGCATGCGACGACGGAGTACCGCTCGACGAGCGATCCTCTGTCGGGCTTTCTGCCTGGTGTGTTCATCGCGGATGTGCATGCGAAGCGCGTGCTCGGTAAGGACGTGTTCGATGCGTACCTGCATTGGGCCGAGGCCGAGAACCTTAAGCCGTCAGAGATCGTTACTCGGCGCAAGTTCTTCTCCTGGCTCGAGGAGCGCGGTATCGCTAAGCGCGCGTCGAAGGGCGGTGTCGCGTTCGACGGTATCCGCCGTGCGCGTCCGTCGGACTTCCCTGACCTCGAGGACGAGGTCGATGTGGAGCGGCTGCCTCCCGAGACTCCGCTCGTGTCGGGTGTGAGTGTGGCGGAGGGCCTGGCGTGAAGTTGACCTTCCGCATCCTCGGGGTCGCGGTGTTCTCGATCGATGTCGAGCCGCCCGACCTCGAGGAGGCCGAGGAGTACGACGGCGATACCCGTCTGACTACTTCGGACCACTCCTTCAGCTTTGCGCCTGACCCTGTGTTTCCGCTCTACGAATGGGACGATGAAGATGAAGACGTTTGATGTGACCCTCGACTCGAGTGCCTGCGTGGTGCGCGTTGTCGAGTCTGATGACGATCGTCGTAAGTTCGAGGAGTGGCTTTCGGCACAGCGCATTGTTGCCTTCGATACTGAGACGAGTGGGCTCGACATCTACTCTCCCCACTTCCGTGCCTACACGGTGCAGTTCGGCAATGCCACTGAGGCGTGGGTGCTCAACGTCGCTCGCTGGCGCGCAATGATCCAGAAGGCGTTGATCTCGACGCCCTTCCTCATCGCGCACAACGCGCCGTTCGACATGCTCGTGGTTGACCGTCACGTCGGTGTGTCGCTCGAGAAGTTCGAGGGTCGCATTCTCGACACCCGTATCCTTGCTCATCTGCTTGACCCACGCACCGAGATGGAAGGTGGCTCGGGGCATTCGCTCAAGCGTCTCGCCGCGATCTGGGTCGATGCGTCGGCTCCCGATTCAGAGCAAGCGCTCAAGGACCGCTTCCGTGAGTTGAAGGCTACGGTCGACACTGGCTGGGCGATCATCGATGAGGACGATCCGATTCTGCTCAAGTACGCGGGCGTTGACACGCTGCTGACGTTCCGTGTGTTCGAGGTGCTGCGCGATCTGTGCAAGCAGGCTGGCTTCCAGTCGCTCGTTGACTTTGAGCATCGCTTGCAGTGGGTCGTCTGCTTGATGCAGCGCAAGGGCATGCGCTTGGACGTGGCGTACACGGAGCGGCTGCGTGAGCGTCTGCAGGCCGAGTCGGTGGAGTTCTCCAAGGTCGCTACCCGTTACGGCATCACGTCGATCAACTCGACTGCTCAGGTTGCTACGGCTCTGACGGCGATGGGGGAGACGCTGTCTGAGACGACACCCTCGGGCGCTGCGAAGGTTGACAAGGCTGTGCTGCTGCCGCTTGCCGATCTCGATCGCGACTGGAAGCGCATCGGTGCACGCGAGCCTAACCCTCTTGCTGACGCCATCCTTCGCGCGAAGCGCGCCGAAAAGTGGGACACCGCGTACGCGCAGGCGTTCCTCGATCTCAAGGATGCTGACGATCGTCTGCACCCGTGGATCGGCACGCTGCAGGCTCGCACGGCTCGCATGTCGGTGTCGCGTCCGCCGCTGCAGCAGTTGCCGTCGAGCGACTGGATGGTGCGTCGATGCTTCGTCGCTGATCCTGGTCAGACGATGATCTCGATCGACTACTCGCAGATCGAGATGCGCGTGCTCGCTGGTCTCGCTGGCGATAAGCAGATGATCAACGCGATCAAGTCGGGTACTGACCTGCACGACTTCACTGCTGGCATGCTGTTCGGTGACGACTTCACGTCGAAGCAGCGCAAGATCGCTAAGGGTGTGGCGTTCGGCAAGGTGTACGGCGGTGGAGCCGAGACGCTGTCTCGCCAGACTGGTGCGGACATTGCGTCGGTGCGTCAGGCCATCAAGGCTTACGACCAGACGTACCTCGGCATTGCTCGCTACTCGCGTTCGCTGCAGTCGCGTGCCGAGCACGGTGCGAAGGAAGTGGTGACCCCGAGTGGTCGGCATCTTCCGCTTGACCGTGACCGCTTGTACGCAGCGACGAACTACATCGTGCAGTCGACGGCTCGCGACGTGCTCGCACAGGCGATCGTCAACATGCACGAGGTTGGACTCGGTGAGCACTTCCTGCTCCCGATCCACGATGAGGTTCTCGGGCAGGCACCGATCGGTGAAGCCGACGATGTCGTGCGCGAGATGAAGAAGGTGATGGAGCAGTACGAGTTCATGGGCGTGCCGCTGATCGCAGATGGAGAAGTCATCGGCTCAACGTGGGCGATGGGGTACGGCTACGAGGAGGCCAAGCATGGAAACGACTGAGATCAACAAGATTGAGCACCACCTGGCTCTGCTGATCGCTGAGGCTGAGGCGCTGCTGCCGCTCCTCGCGGTGGTCGACGCGGCTCAATGGGAGGCGTCGCCCGCTGGGATGATCGAGCGCGAGGTTCGCGTGGCTGACACGTCGGGTGCAATCAATGACCCGACTGGGGCGATCGTGACCGATCCCGCTCGCCTGGCGATCCGTACCCAGGTGCAGCGCTCGGAGCGCCTGGTGAAGGACGCCCTGGTGAAGGTGGCTGGGGTGCGTCGTGGCCTCGAGGTCGCCATGTCCCGCTGGGAAACTGGGGTGTGACGCAGAACACACAGAAAAAGAGCCAATAGTGGTTTCACGCGTCTCGACGTGTGTATAATCCAGTCAAGAAAGTTTGACCAAATTACATTCGAGCAACTTCTTGACAAGTCCATAGTGAGTACAGATCGCTTCTCGCGAAGACCCCCTCGGGGCGAGCGCTGAGCCCCGCCCAATAGGCCCGAGCGGCGCTACTGGTGGTCCGCCAGAACGGCATACCTCGAGGTTCGAGTCCTCGACTGGCACGCAATCCGTCGCCCTGTCGGCGGTGCAGAAACAAGGTTATGAACACAATTACGAACACCAAGGTAGTCATCACTCTCGAGACTGATGCGCTGGCTCGCACGGCTTGGATCACTCAGTACATCAGTGACAGGAACAAGCGCGGTGCCGACATCGATCCCGAGATCACCCAGGGCGACATCGATTATGAGATTGATTTCCTGACCGATCTCCTTCGGGCGCAGGTCAACCATCCGAAGAACGAACTGCACACTTCCATGACCGTTCAGAAGATGTGACAGTCGATGAGTGTATCGCGCCAGAAAGGCATACTCCGAGGTTCGAGTCCTCGGCTGGCACGCAACGTAGGGCGACCGTCCCTGCTGCAGGAAGAAAGACGATGAAGAGCATGACGAAGAACCAGAAGCAGACCGCCCGCGCCCAGGCGCGCAGGATGCTTGCAGCCCCGCTGAGTGTCGTGATGACGCCGTGCTACTTGTGCGGCATCGCTACTGAGGAGACTCGGCTGGCGAACGGTAAGCCCTCGGATCTCTTTCCGACAGTCGACCACGTGATCCCACTGGACCGTGGCGGGGAGAACATTCCAGAGAACCTGGCGATCGCTCACCATGTCTGCAATCAGGCGAAGAGCAACCTGTTGCTCTCGGAGTTGGACCTGCCGTTCGAGTCACCGTCGGCGTCGCGCAAGGTTGTCGACGCTGCGAAGGCCAACTACTACAGGACACTGGCAGTCGCCTAATGCCAGACGCCACGAACTAGCGGCAATGGAGGGAGCAAGCCCCTCCCGTGGCACGCAGTCCGAGCCGAACGTGCTCGGTGCAGGAAGAACGACTGTGACCCGTTCGTACAGTGAAGATGTAGCCCAGGTCGCTGCCGCGCAGGCAGGTGACACTTCGGCACTCGAGGCGCTGCTTAGCGAGTACCACAACAACATCGCTAAGCCAGCCGACAAGTGGAAGCACCGCCTCGGTGGCATGGAGGAGGCGATGCAGGTGGCGACGCTGGCAGCCATTGAGTACGTGATGGTGGCAACGCCTGAGCAGGCGCGGCTGCTGCGTCGCGATCTCGGTAACGTGGTGGGCTGGGCGTTGGAGTCCTCCGCGCATGCGTCTATGCCGCATGCAACGGTGAATCGCCTGCGCAAGGCGCACAAGGCTATGCAGGCTGTTGATGGTTCCTGGGCGCTCGGTAACGAGACGACGATGCAGGACGCCGCTAAGTCCAACGATGTGTCGGTCGCGGCTCTGCTGACCTTCGTGGCAATGGAGCAGGTCGAGTCCTACGACAAGGTCTTCGACGAGGCGTTTGATGACGAGCAGCCGTTCGGTGATCACTGGGCTACCACCGAGCATGATGATGTCAACACTGCTGCTGACCCCGAGTTCGTCGGGCGCGCGTCCATTGATGCGGTGCATGCTCTTGCGCCGTTGGAGATAAGCCAGTCGTCCAGTGCATCGCGAGATGTGGGAGGTGTTCTAGCGCTGGTCGCTGAGTTGCCTGAGCGCAACCGAGAAGCGGTCGTTCTGTACCTCGAGTACCCCGAGTGGTCGGTCGTGCAGATCGCTGAGCACGCAGGTATTGCCCGCATGACGTTCAAGTCGCGTCTCGATCGCGGGCTCGAACTGCTCGCCGAGAAGTTCGGCACCTCTGAGACCTGATCAGTACGTAGCAACTACACCCCGTTTGTCCCTAGCCCTGGAGGCACCTATGCACTATGACTCTGCCGTCCTGTTTGCAGGGGGCAGCCTGTGAGCGACGATTCTCTGACTTCCGATGCGTCGTTTTTCGCGTGCGATCTGGCCGAAGGCGATTACCTCGAGGTGCACCGTGTCGGTGAGCCTGGCTTGGACACCACGGTGATCTCTCTGAGCACCGTTGTGGAGGACTGGCAGGAACTCGAGTTGGCAACGCACCTTGCGTTCGTCGGCACGATCATGGTCAGCCCGCAGGCCGCTCGAATCCTGGCGGTCACGCTGATCGAACTCGCAGATGAAGCCGACGGTATTGAGACCTCGTTCTTCCCCGCTAACCAGGTTGAGGAGGCCACTGATGGAGACGCTTGATCCCGAAGTCCTGCACGAACTCGAGGACATTTGTCTCTGGTGCAACCTCGTGTTCTGGGTGCCGAACGGTCTCGAGTTCCTGAGCCTGAACGGTGACTCGATCATGGTCTGCGCTGATTGTGCGGAGGCTGCCCGTGTCTGAGCCGAAGGCCGACATGGTCAATCACCCGCCGCATTACACCTGGCTCCCGCATGGCCTCGAGGCCATTGACATTACGGAGCAGTTCAATTTCAACCTTGGCAACGCCCTCAAGTACGTGATCCGTTCACGGCACAAGGGCTCCGAGGTGCAAGACCTTAAGAAGGCTCGCTGGTACATCGACCGCGAGATCACACGCCTCGAACGTCTGGACCTTAATGACTGACATGACCCCGTATCAATCCTTCATCCACACGTCCCGTTACGCCCGTTGGGTCGAGAAGGAGAACCGCCGTGAGACCTGGGCTGAGACTGTGGATCGCTACGTCGACTTCTTCCGTGACCATCTCGAGGCGTACGGCAAGGACCGCAACGACCCCATCTTCGATGAGGTGCGCGAGGCCATTTTCAACCTCGATGTGCTGCCGTCTATGCGCGCTCTCATGACCGCTGGGCCTGCACTCAAGCGCGAGCCACTCGCGGGCTACAACTGCTCCTTCCTCGCATTCGACAACGCGCGCGCCTTTGACGAGTTGCTGTACATCCTGGCGAACGGCACTGGCGTCGGTTTCTCGGTGGAGAAGCGTTACGTGGATCAGTTGCCGATCATCGCTAGCCGATTCGAGCACCGCGTTGGCTCTCGCATTGTGGTAGAGGATTCGCGCGAGGGCTGGGCTGCAGCGTTCCGTGAACTGATCGACCACCTGTATCACGGATTCACTACGTCCATCGACACGTCGAAGGTGCGCCCGAAGGGCGCGCGCCTGCACACGTTCGGTGGCCGCGCGTCTGGCCCTGGCCCGCTGCTGCAGTTGTTCGACTTCACGGTGCAGACGTTCGTCGCTGCTGCTGGTCGCCGCCTGACTCCGCTCGAGGTGCATGACATTGCCTGCAAGGTGGGCGAGGTCATTGTCTCAGGCGGCGTCCGCCGCTCGGCGCTGATCTCCCTGTCGGATCTCTCCGACTTCGAGATGGCGAAGAGCAAGAGCGGTACTTGGTGGGAGAACAACGGGCAGCGCGCGCTGGCGAATAACTCTGCCGTGTATGTGAAGAAGCCGTCCGCTGAACTGTTCCTCCGCGAGTGGCGCAACCTGATTGAGTCGCAGTCGGGTGAGCGCGGCATCTTCAACCTTGCTGGGATTCAAGCGAACGTGCCGAACCGTCGCGACGGCGAGAAGGTTGTGGGCACGAATCCGTGCGGTGAGATCAGTCTGCGCAACATGGGGCTGTGTAATCTCACGGAGATCGTGGTCCGCCCGAATGACGGGCTGAACGAACTTGTCCACAAGGCTGAGATCGCATCGATCATCGGCACGTGGCAGTCGACCCTGACCAAGTTCAAGTACGTGCGTAGCCAGTGGCGGAAGAACGCCGAAGAGGAGCGCCTGCTCGGTGTGAGTCTGACTGGCATCTACGGCAATGTGCTGCTGAACGACCACAAGGACAGGGGCTTGACTGAGCGCCTGGCTGCGATGCAGAACGCTGTGGTCGCTGCGAACGAGCGCGAGGCGGAGTGGCTCGGTATTGAGCCGTCGGTGTCGACGACGACGATCAAGCCGTCGGGCACGGTGTCGCAGTTGACTGGGGTGTCGAGCGGCATTCACCCGTGGCACTCGGAGTACTACATCCGCACGGTGCGTGGCTCGAACTCTGACCCGCTCACTCGGTTGATGATGGACTCAGGCGTGCCGTTCGAGCCTGACGTGATGAACCCCGACAACACCACGGTGTTCTCGTTCCCTGTCGAGGCCCCGCCTGGTGCCGTGACGCGAAACGAGATCACTGCGCTGGATCACCTCGAGATGTACAAGGTCTACCGCATGTGGTGGGCCGAGCATCAGGTGTCCATCACTGTCACCGTGCGCCCCGAGGAGTGGGTGCCCGTGGCGAACTGGGTGTGGGAGAACTGGGACATCGTTGCTGGTGTCTCGTTCCTGCCGCACACGGAGCACTCGTATGCGCAGGCTCCGTACCAGGAGGTGACAGTCGACGAGTACGAAGCGCTGCGTGCAGCATCTCCGTCGTCGGTGCGCTTCGCTGATCTCTCGTTCTACGAATTCGAGGACGAGACCAAGGGCGCGAGGGAACTCGCGTGCAGTTCCGATACGGGGTGTGAAGATGTCGACATCGCCTGACATCCGCAAGAAGATCGCAGAACTGTGGTCGAACGAGTACTTCCGCGAGGATCAGATCCGCGAGGCGTACTGCGATCACAACCCTGACGAGTAGTCTCGCCACACGATTTGGGCCCTCGCTTCGGCGGGGGCCCTTTTCGTCGTTGCGGGGTAGACGATCACCTGCTCGATCGCCTGCTCGACAACGAGCCGTGGGACGGTTTGCCAAACGTGGGACAGTGTCTCGCCCGTGGGACGGACAGTCTCGACAGTGTCGACCACGATGAGATCCAACTGCTGTCGCAGATCTGATACCCGTTCGGCGATGCGTCCGATGTCTGCCACGCTGGCCTCACCGATGCTTGCTGCCAGTGCATCGATCTCGTGCTGCAGGAGAGCCCGCTGCTGCACCGCTGCATCATCTGCTGCATGCACTGTCTCCATGACGGGCATGCTCATGAGCGGTGCTAACTGCTCTTCGACATAGGCGTCAAGCATGCGGGCGCTGATGGTTGGCCTGCCTGTGCATTTCGTCTTCACGTCGGTGGGGCATCGATAGTTCTCGTACTGCTTACCTTTGACTGTGGTTGACCCTCGGGTCATGTTCCTGCCGCACGAGCCACACACTGCAAGGCCATGCAGCAGCAGCCGTTCGTGCTGGGCACCGTGCGGTGCGAATGCCTGCCGCTTGCCCCGTGCTTCCTGCAGCCGCTGCCATTCCGTCATGCTGACAATGGCGAGGTGCTCGTCGATGACGGGCAGCCCGTTCTCACGCACCACGTCACCCTTCGATGGGCGCATGCCTGCGATCTGCGGTGACTCGACTACTTGGCTGATGGTTGCCGCTGACCATAGGTTGCCTTGCTTCGTTGCGATGCCTCGAGTGTTGAGGTCGTCGGCGATGGAGCGCAGCGAACTGCCTGCCAGGATCTCCTCAACTACCCACCGCAACTCACGTGCCTCGGTCTCCTCGAGGACACGGTAAGCGCCGTCGGCTCGGTGCTCGTTCGTGTACCCGAATGCGGGGGAGCCGAGTGCTCTGCCTGCCTTGCGTCGGTACGCCTGGCTGGTGGCTTGGCGTTGCCCGATCTGGGTGGCCTCGAACTCTGCGAAGGTGGAGAGGAGGCTGAGCATCATCCGCCCTGTCGGGGTATCGGTATCGATACCTCCTTCTACGGTGATGATGCGCACGCTGTCTGCCAGGTCGATGAATGCTCTGAGTCTGCGGCCTAGTCGGTCGATGGATTTGACCACCACAGCATCGTGCTGCCCTGCCTCGATTGCTGCGAGCATGCGTTCGTACGCTGGGCGCTCGATGTCCTTAGACCCTGAGAATCCGTCGTCGGTGTACAGGGTGATCTCGTGTCCGTGGGCTGCGGCCCACCGCTCGAGAATGGCATGCTGGGCGTCGATGCTGACGCTGGTGTCCTGGCTGATGGAGAGTCGGGAATAGCCTGCGTAGGTCATGGCGGGATCGTACTGCATACCGTCGTAGCCTGCTGGCGGACTACAACAGAATGTACTAACAAGTTCGTCACCACTGAGACCTGAACATAGTAGAGGGGTATGTCCGTTATGCGGGCATCTTCTACTACTACTGCCTGACGCGACCGTGTGCCTTTGAGGACGGTTCGCAGGCAGCCCAACTCCCCGCCGCCTTAGGGCAAGCGGGGTTTCTGCTGTGGACGCACGGTAGCGCCAGTGGACGTTGAGCCTGATCTGCTCCGTCGCGACTGGCCCCCTTCTTACCCCCTGGCGGGTGTCCCTGGGAAGTGGCAGGGGGGAGACCCCTCCCCCCTCACGTCTAGACACCCCTCCCCCCTCACGTTTTGGAGCCTTCAATGGATGACACGAGAACTGCCCTACAGGTGCTGCGCACCTCGGGCTATCGCTGTGCCTTCCGTGACGAGTCTGGTCGCCGTTGCGGTGCTCCTGCTTCGCTGGCTGTCCATCCGACGCCTGCCCCGAATCCGCGACCGATGATCGCCGTGTGCCGAGCCCATGCTGTCGAGGTCGTGACGCAGTGACTTCTGCTCCGCGCCCGTGCGTTGTCTGCGGTCGCCCGTCACCGAAGTCGCGTTGCCAGCAGCACACGCTGCCTGATACTCGCCCTTCGGTGAAGCGCCGTGTGTCTCGGACGGTCTCGACGAGGCTTCGCCGTCAGGTGCTGTTTCGTGATGACTACACGTGCCAGATGTGCGGGTTGAGGGATCTGTCGGGCCGCTCGCTTGAGGCTGACCATCTTGCTCGGCTGGCTGATGCTGGTGAGCATGCGGTAGAGAACATGCAGACTTTGTGCAAGCCTTGCCATGCTGAGAAGACTCGCTTGGAGAACACTCGAACGTGTCTCTAGACACTCTGAGTAAAATGGTTCTCTGGAATCTTTACTGGATGAATCTCTGAGCCCTTTACTGGTAAGGGGCAGGAGGGCCTGTCCGAAATGTCGCGTTTGTCCAACCGTCCCCTGAATGGGGGACATTTCCTCTACATGTCCCCCGAATGGGGGGCGCGCCGTATACCTCGAATGGGGGGCGCGCGGGCTCTCGAATAGGGGGCAACGCGTGAGGGTGCCCTAGGACGGTCCCTAAGGGCTCGAGAGCCCTATCGGGCACAAGTACTCGAGCGGGCGCCGTTCGCCCCGCTACGGGCTTTACAGGGCTTCCCCTTAGGGGCGAAAGTGCACGCGAACGCGAGCCCGTGGGGCGCATGCAATTGCGTGGGCCCCTCGAGCCCGTAGGCGCGAGAGCATGCGCGCGGGCACTATCTGCCACGCGGGCGCCGTTCGCCCCGCTACGGGCGCGAGACGGGCACGCGTGAGGGCTCGAGCCCGTGACGGTGCCAGGGCATGCGAAAGCGCTCGAGAATGTCGAGAGGCTCGAGCGCATGCCGACGGGCCCCGCGTGCAATGCACGGGGGCTCGCCGAGTCGCTCGAGCCACTAGGCGCGCTCGAGTAGGTGCCCATTTCACTAGGGCTAGGAAGGTTCTGCACTACGCCGCTACGGCGCGGACGATCGAACGTCAGTGCGTCTAGAAAGACTCTCGCCGAGTCATGGCGTCATCCTTCCGTCGGGCGTAGTTGTCGCGAGCACGCGAGAGCGCGCACGCCTTGCACGTAGGGACGCCACGCGCGGCGCGCGTCTCAACTACGGACGCGGGCCCGCCACACTGGCAGGGCTCGAGTGAGAGCGCGCGGAACGCACGTATGCGGCGCGCGTTCATGACGCCACCATTGCCGATAGTCCCTCGAGCACTGCCGAGAGCCCCGCAAGTGCGAGCGCGAACGCGAGGCCCGCGAGCATGCGCCCGCGAGCCGTGAGACGTACAGGGCGCGCGTTCATCGCGTCACCTTGCGCAGACGCGCGTTCATCTCGGCTTTCCACGCGCGCGCACTGTCGCCGCGCCACGCGCCGAGATTAGAGACGGCGTACGCCGCGAGCATGCGCGCCGAGTCGGCGCCATAGTTGTCCGCGAGAGTCTCGCACGCGGTGAGAGCCTCGAGATACGGACGCGCGAACGTGCGCGCGTTGCCCGTGAGAGTCGGATCATTCAATGCGAAGCGCGCGAGCGCGTCGACAGTGAACGGCGAGAGATCGAGCGCGGGTGCGCTTGTGTCGGTCATGTCGTGCCTTTCGTTAGGTGCCGCTAGTAATGGCACGGAGTGCGCGCGACTAATGCCGCGCGCCTACCGTGAGACGACTAGCGCATGGGCTCGCGAATGAAACCGCTAGAGTCCGCCTTACCTTTCGCGCCTTTTGCACGGAGTCCGATAATGACGCCGACGGGCCCGCGAGGGTCGTCCGTGCGATCGTCCGTGAGGTCGCCGTCGGTGACCTCGAAAAGGATCGAGTACCTATCGCGCGGCACGTCGAACGTGTGCCACGCGGGCAAGTCTTCACCCTTGCGAGTAGTGAAGGGCACCGCGACATTGTGCCCATCAAGTAGTAGAGCCTCGAGATACTCGGCGGATGTGTGCGCCGATTCTTTCGCCGAGTACGTGAGCGCGTATCCGTGCACGGGGTCACGGTCGGCGGGCGTCCATGCGGTGTAGTCGTACACGCGCACGCCGAGAGTCTCGAGACGTGCCAGGGCTTGCGGTGCGATGAATTCCCAGCGGTAGTCCGTGAGCACGTTGAGGCGTAGCGTCACGTTGTCGGGCCCGTACTTGCGCACGGCGCGCAATGTCTCGGCACCAATAAGCACGCCTGCCGAGTACGGGTCTGACAGTAAGAACCCGTGCCGCACTTGCCGCGCCTTCTGCGTCGACGTGAATGCGCCGTGCCCGCTAGTCGCGAGACATGCGGACTCGCATCCGCGAGACGCACGCGGGCACGCGTTGACGGGTCGCGAGAGTCCCGCGTCGGCGAATGCGAGAGAGCGCGCGGGCGTGAGCATGAGCCCGAGCGCGTACCGTTCGCCCTTGCCGAGTTTCGGTTGAGATTCGGGGCGCGTGAGCATCTCGGCGTGCGTTGCGTATCCGCGCGCCTTGCGATACTCGGCGTATGCGCGGCGCGCGTTGCCTACTGCAGAACGATCGCGCGAGGCCGAGAGGCCCGCGAGCATGCCGCTATCGAATGCGGCGAGCATGAGGCGCTCGGCGTAAGTGAGTGCCGCGCGCGGGGGAGTGTCGACGCAGACGGCGTCTGACATGCGCTCGAGGGATTCCGTTGTCATCGTCTTGCCTTTCGTATTCGGCCTAGTCGCCTTACGCGCGGCACGGACTCGAGCCCGTGCCTCACGTGAAACGACTAGCGCGCTTCCTCAATGAGTGACCACACGAGAGCATTCTCGGCGCGCACTCTGTCGGCGCGTGCGCTCTCGAATTGACGCGCGGTGACGTTGTCGCGCTCGAGGCGCTCGGCGCGCTTTACCTCGCGCTTTGCGTGCGCGTCGGCGATGATCGGCGCGCCTGCCAGGGCGTCGGCGGTGCCTACGTAGGCGCCGCGTGCGTACACGTTGTACGTGTCGCGCCCGAGAGTCTTCGCGACGGTGTACTCGCGCCCGTCCGTGGTGTACGTCCAAACGTCCATGTCTTGCCTTTCGTTAGGTGAGGCCTTGCGCCTCATGTCTCAAGCCTTCCACCATTCGACGTGCGCTAAACGTCTCGCGTTCCATCCTTTCGTGTGACCTACGTCACGCGGGGGACGTGCCTACCGTGGGGGGCACCCATCCCGCCCACGCGAGCCGCCCCCCCGCGCCCACGCCACACATGCCGCCGCACTCTGCCCCCCTGGCAGTGTCCGATAAGCGGACGTTCTACCCTCTCGCCGCCTGATGCGGCACAACCGCCCAGGAGGCATTCCATGACCGCACCCGTCCCCATCGAGCGCAAGCGTGCACTCGGCAACCCTGGCAAGCGCGCCCTACCGAAGCCTGGCGAGATCGCCATCATCGGTGCAGTGGCTGAGCCTCCAGTGGACCTGGGGGAGAAGGGCCTCGAGGCTTGGAACCGCATCCTCGACACTGCTCGTGCCTGGACTGGCGCTACTGACTTTGACCTGCTCGCTGCGTACTGCGCGAAGGTCGATCGCCACGCTGAGATGGTCGAGCAACTCTCAAACTCGAACAACGCCTTCATCCTCTTCACCGACAAGGGCTACGCATACGCGAACCCACTGGTGGGCATGATCTCGACTATCGAGTCTGAGATGGTGAAGATGCTGTCCCTCCTCGGGCTGACTCCGACTGACCGCTCGCGCCTGGGCCTCGCTGAGGTGAAGGCGCAGTCAACTCTCGAGAAGTTGAAGGCGCTCAAGGACGCGAAGTGAGTGCCGCGAACGGTTGGCCTCCCCGCTACATCACGAAGGCATCTGCTGCCGAGATGAAGCGCGGTGACGGCGACCTCGCGACGCAGTTCATCGAGAACTACGCGCGCGTGGTGAAGGACTCCGTCGGTGGTAAGACGGGTTCGCACATTCACTTGCGCCCGTGGCAGTCACATCTGATGGACTGGACGCTGTCGCGTCGCGCTGACGGCAAGAAGCGTTTCCGCCAGGCTCTGATCGGTCTCCCGCGTAAGTCGGGTAAGTCCGCACTGCTGTCTGGTCTCGCTCTCTACGAGTTGATCCTCGGTGCCGACGGCGGTGAGGTGTTCACTGTCGCCACGACCCGTGAGCAGGCCCGTATCGTCTTCGGTACTACCCGACGCATGGTCGAACTCGATCCTGAACTGTCTGGTATGACGAAGTTGTACCGCGACGCCATCGAGGTGCCTGGTACTAACTCGGTGATGCGCGTCATGGCTGCTGAGGCCCCGCAACTCGAGGGCCTGAACCCGACCTACGTCATCGTGGACGAGGTTCACGCCCTGCCTGACCGATCACTGTGGGACGTGTTCAGCCTCGCAATGGCTGCACGGCCTGATCCGCAGATGGTTGGCATCACGACGGCGGGCGTCAAGTACGACCGCTTCGGAAACGAATCGCTCTGCTATGGGATGTTCAACTACGGCGTCCGTGTAGCGGCTGGTGAGGTTGAAGACCCGTCGTTCGGCATGGCCTGGTGGGCGCCGAAGAAGATCGATGCTGATCACCGCGATCCCGAGGTGTGGAAGCAGGCGAACCCTGGCTTCGGAGACATCCAAGACCCCGAAGACTTCGCGGCTGCTGTGCTTCGCACGCCTGAGGCTGAGTTCCGTACGAAGCGACTCAATCTGTGGGTCGACACCGCAACTGCATGGCTCCCGACTGGTGCCTGGGACGCAGTTCAGGGTACGGCTGAGGTTGGCCTCGGTGATCCCGTGGTTCTCGCCCTTGACGGCTCGTACAACAACGATACGACGGCGCTCGTCGGTGTGAAGATTCCCGTCAATGAAGACGAGAAGCCACACATCTTCGTCGCTGGTGTCTGGGAGCGCCCGCCACACGCGGATGAGCACTGGACTGTTGACGTTCTCGATGTCGAGGACCGTATCCGCGAGTGCGCACGCACGTGGAATGTCCTTGAGATCGCATGTGACCCGTACCGCTGGGCGCGCACGATGCAGGTTCTTCTTGATGAACGCCTGCCTGTCGTGGAGTTCCCGCAGACGGCTAACCGCATGGGCCCCGCTACCTCGCGCATGTACGAGGGCGTGGTGAATAAGACCATTCAGCATGACGGAGATTTGCGCCTGGCGCGTCACATCTCGAACGCCATGCTCAAGGTCGATAACCGTGGTTCTCGCCTGGTGAAGGAATCGCGCGGCACTTCTCGCAAGATCGACCTTGCGGTGTGTGCAGTTATGGCACTTGATCGTGCCGAGTTCTGGAAAGACGAGTACCGCAAGCCGAAGCCTAAGGTCTTCGCGTTCTAGGCGTTGGATGCGCCGTCAGCCTTGGAGGGGCGCATGGAAGTTGTCAAGACATTCGTCGACTTGATCGGCAATGCCAAGTGGGAGCAGTTGGAGCAGTGGGACAAGTACCACCGAGGCGAGTTTGAGCCTCCGTACCTGCCCAGTGTCAACCGTTCGATGCTCGCGCAGGAGTATCAGGATCTGCTCTCCCGCGCTGACCTCAACATCTGTGCGCTGATCGTGTCTGCGGTGGTTGACCGCCTGCAGATCGAAGGTATCCGCTCGACTGGCACTGGTCAGAACGATGACACGGTGTGGCAGTGGCTGCAGTCGTCGAACTTCGATGCTCGGCAGACGTTGCTGTACCGCGACGCCATGATCTTTGGCTCGGGCTTCCTGTCGGTGGTCCCGAATGGTGACATGCCGAAGTTCTCGGCAGAGTCACCCCTGAACCTGTCGGTGAAGTACGACCCAACTGACCCGACGAAGGTTTTGCTCGGCGCGAAGACGGTTGATGACTACGGCTGGCTCTACACGGACGAGGTGATCTACGCGCTGCGTAGGTCGACCAAGGACTGGGAGCGTGGCTGGGTCGTTGTCGAGGAAACGCCGCACAATGCTGGTGCTACGCCGCTGGTGCGCTTCCCGAACCGTCTTGACTCGCGCGGGCGTGACATGAGCGAGATCTCGCTTATTGCGTCACCTCAGCGCCGCATTCTGCAGACGATCGCTGACCGCCTTCTGGTGCAGCGCGCTGCTTCGTGGCGCCAGCGCTACATCAGTGGCATCAGCATTGAGCAGGACGAGGAAGGCAATGCCATTCCGCCGTTCCGCGTCGGTGTTGACCAGATTGTGGTTAGTGAGAATCCCGATGCTCGCTTCGGTGAGTGGTCGGAGTCTCCGTTCGACGCTCATCTGCGTGCGGTTGAGGATGACATTCGCCAGGCTGCTGCTGTTTCACAGACTCCGCCGCATCTGCTGGCTCCGCACACTATCTCCAACATCTCCGCTGAGGCACTTGTTGCTCTCGAGGCTGGTCTTGCTGCGAAGGTGCAGGAGCGCCAGTTGCAGTGGGGCGAGGCTATCGAGTACGCCGCGCGTCTCGGTGGCAACATCGTCGGGTACGAGATCGCTGATGATGCTGAGGTGCTGTGGGCTGATCTTGAGCGTCGTTCTGATGCGCAGCGCGTTGATGGTGCCTTGAAACTCCGCTCGATGGGCCTTCCGATGGAGTTCCTACTCGAGCGCCTCGGTCTCACTCCGCAGGCGATCAAGCGTGTGATGGATGCCTCGGCTAAGGAGCAGGCGACTGCTGCTGCTACTTCGGCTGCCGCATTCGGTATGGCTCCGAGCCAGGCCCCGATTGGTGCAGGGTCGGCTAACGGTGCTCCGTGAGCACGATGACGGGTGCGCGTTTCACTGCTCAGCAGCGTGCGCGCATCATCCGTGAACTGGAGACCTATCGTCGCCAGGGTGTGGTGATTGCTAGTCAGATCCTGAACATGGTGACGCTGAGCAATTTCGAGCGCGAGTGGCCTCGTGTCGCTCCGTTGTATGCCCAGTTGATCGCTGCTCAGCAGATGGCGGGCCGCAACACGATGGCGGTGTATCTGTCGACGCTGGCGCTGGGCACTGGTGCGGGGCTGCATGGGATTGCAGTTCCTGTTGAGGCTGAGCAGCGAAACTTGCGTTTACCGTCTGGTTTGCCTGTGCAGAATCTGCTCGGCAGTGCGCCTTCCGCGATTCTTCACCGCATTGAGAACGGCATGCCTGCTGACCTCGCGATGCAGATGACCAAGGCACACCTCATGGAGGCTGTCTCTGACGCTGTCCATGATGAGTTCCGCAAGGCGGCAGTGGATGTCCTCAAGGCTGACACGAATGACCTTGACTGGGCCGCGCGTGATGCTGAGTGGGAGCAGTGGCTTAAGGAGCATCGCTCTGCTGAGTTTGATGCTGAGACTCGTCGGGCGCGTCGGAACACGAGTCACACGCAGCGTATGCGGCAGGGCATAGGCGACGTGATGCCAGGCGTGCAGCGGTACATCCGCGTGCCGTCTGTTGGTGCATGCTCGTTCTGCCTGATGCTGGCTACCAAGGGAGCGGTGTACTACCGCGACTCGTTCACGCACTCGCGTGACAATCACCGAGGTCCGCGTCCGTTCCGTGTGGACGGCAATGCGACGGTTCATGCTCATTGTCGGTGCACGTTGTTCCCTGTTCCGAGCAACAAGGCGTTCCGCAATGTGGTCGTCGGTGATTCCGATGCGTATGCGGCTGCGATCTGGTCGCACAAGAAGACTGGCAGGAAGTACGAACTGGGTCGGATTATGGCTCAGAAGACGTTTCTGTCGCGCGAAGACTTCTTCGCGAATCTATAACCAAAGACTCCCGCCGTGTGGCGGGTTCCACTCCTAGATGGAGTGATGCGAGACCCCTGGAGGGTGCAATGAGTGAAGTCAATGTGGAGAACGCAACCGAGGCCGTGGCTTCGGATGAGACGGTCAGTGAAGACGTAACTGTCGACGCCGACACTGCCGACGAGGGCCAGTCCTTCGATGCTGAGTATGTCCGTCAACTCCGTAAGGAGTCGGCGAAGTACCGCACGCAGAACAAGGAACTCGCCGATAAGGCTGCTAAGTACGACGAGTACGTGCAGTCGCAGAAGAGCGAGCAGGAACGTATGGCTGAGGCGCTGGCTTCGGCACAACAGGAGCGCGACACCCTCAAGGGCGAAATGCTCCGTTTCAAGGTTGCACAGTCGAAGAACCTTCCGCCGTCATTGGTGGATCGACTTCGTGGGGACACTGAGGAAGAGATGGCAGCGGATGCTGACGCTCTTCTCGAGGGTCTCAAGGGTCAGTTCGCCCCTAAGGCGAAGCCTTCCCCTGATGCGACTGGCGCAGGCGTCGTTGGTGACGCTGATGCACCTTCCAATCCGCTTGAACTGGCTGCTGCAGTACGCGGCAGTCGTTAATCCAGGCCCGCACGCCCGTGCGTGGCTGCTCAATGCCCGTACGGGCGCTTCATCTAGGAGAAACACATGGCAGGTAATGCCCTTATCACCCAGCAGGTAGGCCCCGTCTGCTCGCAGGCACTTGGTCTTCTGCACACTCAGATTCTGCTTCCGAGTCTGCTCCGTTTCGACACTGGCGTCAGTGGTTCGCTCGCTGTCGGTGACACCGTCAACGTCCGCAAGCCCGCGTCGTTCGCCGCTAAGGCGTTTAACCGCGCGACTGGCATCGAGATTCAGGACATCGTCGAGACGACCGTGCCCGTGAAGATCGACAAGATTTGGGACGTGTCGGTTGCTCTGACCGCCGAGCAGGTCACCCTGAGCCTGACCAACTTCGGTCAGCAGGTCACCTACCCCGCAACGATCGCTCTGGCCGAGAAGGCCGAGGCTCTGTGCATCGACATCCTCAAGACCGCAACGCTGACCGCTGACATCTTGGTTGCATCCCCCGTGCAGTCGCTGATCGATGCCGTTGCCATTCTGAATGCCAACAAGGTCTCGATGGCGAACCGCAACATCGTTGTGGGCACCACGATGGCAGCAGCGCTCAAGAAGAGCGAGAACCTGCTTCGCGTTGACGCTTCGGGTTCCTCGGATGCGCTCCGCAACGCGATCATCGGTCGCGTCGCTGGTGCGACCGTGTACGAGTCCCCGTACGTCGGTGCAGAAGAGGGCTTCCTCTTCGGCCAGGACGCAGCAGTCTTTGTCTCCCGTGCAATGGAGACGATGGGCGGCACCGCTTCCGCACAGACGTTCGAGGGTGTCGCAATGCGCACCGTCATCGACTACGACGTGCAGAAGAAGCAGACCGTTGCTTCCTTCGACATGCTCACTGGTGGCGCTCTGCTCACCAGCGAGGCCGTCGTGAAGTTGGCGCTCAACGATAGCGCTGTCCCCGTCGTTGCGGCAGCCACGACCAAGTAGTTCCTTCGGGGGAGGGGGTCGAGTAATCGGCCCTCTCCTCCGTTCACTTTCTAACTAGGAGGCTCTATGGCTTACGACGCCGACCTCGCTGCTGCCATTGAGGCGCGCACTGGTCAGCCTGTCGATGCGGACTGGCTCGAGCAGGCATCTGCTGAGGCTATGGCGTACGTGCGCCTCATGGCTCCGTGCAAGAAGTCCGAGTGGACTGATTTCGCATCTCTTCCGCCTGACGTTCAGGCGATCTTTGTCGCCGCACTTGCGCGCTCCGCTGACAACCCGCGTGGTATCAAGCAGGAGACCATCGGCGAGTACTCGTACACATTGGTTTCTGGCGCAGGCTCATCTAGCACTGGCCCGTTCTCTCCGTCGGAGCAGCGCATCATCACGTCGTCCTCTGGCTGTGGTGGCGCCGTTAAGTCCGTCGCGGTGACGATGCCTGAACTGCGCCCACTGGCGGTCCCGTATCAGGAGGACTGATGATTCCTGCTCACATGATGTCGCAGGACATCGAGATTCACTACCGAGTCGAGGATTCGGTATCTGCATACAACACGCCGCGAGTGTCGAGTTCCGTTGTGACGATCAAGGGGTACTTCCGTCCCCGCCGATCCAACACGTACGTCGCTGGTGGCGAAGTCATGTCGAGCGACGCAATGGTCATCGTTCAACCGTCGGTGTCGATCACTTCGATCGAGTCCGTGGTCGTCGACGGCATTCGCTACCAGATGGATGGTGAGCCGATGCCGCATTGGAACCCGTTACGGCGCTCCGTGCAGTACTACGCCCTTTACCTTCGCAGGGGGATCGGATGATTAGAGCAAAGGCTGGCTACGAGACCGTAAGGAACTCGGGCCCGTTCGGGCGCGCTAACCGCGCCGCAGCGGCGACTCCTGCCTTGCAGGAAACGATCAACAGGGTTGCTGACATGGTTGTTGATGAGACCAAGTCAGTGATCGCCAGTGAGTCACCCGCGAACCTGTCGGAGTCGTCGGAGTTGACGACCTACTACAACACTGTGCAGCGTGTTGATGCTGGCGTTGACTTTCCGCGTAAGAAGTTCATGCGCGGGTCGACGATTCGTGTTGCGCTCGTGTCTCCTGTCGGCGGTGCTGCTTCGGCGAATGTCACGGAGTATGGCAGCGGCAAGACGCCTGGCTTGTACCCGATGACGAAGGCTGTGTTGGCGCTCGGTGGAACTCTGTTCACTGGCCTCAGCAAGAAGTCGAAGAGTAGGGCCTGATGAGCCTCGATCCCGTAACTGTTGTTGTTCGCACACTGCTCGAGGATGACTCGGTCAGTGCTGCTGTGTCAGGAAGAATCTTCGGGGGCTTCATCCCTCCTGATTCGCTGACACCTCTTATCTTGGTTCGGTCGATCTCGCGTCGTCCGACCACGGCCCCCACGACTCAGTGGTGGGACTTGACGGTCTCGGCGGATGTTCACGCAGTTGATCCTGCGGAGTCTTTCCAGATCGCTTGTGCTGTCGAGGCTGCAGTGAATGCAGTTGTCGGCGGTCAGCCAGAGGGCGTGGTCGCATACAGCGAAGCCCAACGCATTACCCCAGTTGAGGACGGGGCTTGGACCCCTACTCGGTATCGCAATGTCGTGACCGTTCAGATGACGGCGCGCAGTATCTAAGGAGAAGTAAATGGCTCTTGATGGTGCGGAAGTCCGCGTCGCAGGAACTGGTCACGTCTACGTGGCCCCGAAGGGCACTGCCCTTCCGACTGATTCATCCACCGCTCTTACCGATGACTGGGTCGATCTCGGCTACGTCACCGAGGACGGTGTCACCTTCACGTTCGGTCGTGAGACCGAGGATCTGAACGCCTGGCAGGGTGACAAGGTTCGCGTGCTCACTCTCAAGGAGCCGAAGAGCATTGAATTTGCTCTCATGCAGTCAAACTCTGACGTTCTGACCACCGCTTTCGGTGGCGGCACCGTCACTGGCTCTGCTGGCGAGTTCAAGTTCACCCCCGCTTCTAGTGGCACCAACGAAGAGCGTTCGATCGTGATCGAGTTCACCGATGGTGACGTCACGTACCGTTACATCTTCGCGCGTGTTCAGGTCGAGGGCGAGGTTACCTTCACCCTGACCCGTTCGGGTGCAGTCACCTACCCGATCAAGTTCGGTGTTCTCGCGGCAACCCCTGCGTACGAGATCCTCACGAACGATGAAGCGTTTGCAGCACCTGCTGCGCCCGCTCCTGATCCCGTTGTAGCGACTACTAAGGGATCGACCTCGGGTTCCACCAGCACCGCTACTGCGGCTGCGGACACCACGGTCTAACTAACGCTGCTGGCCCCGTCCTCTCACAAGGAGGGCGGGGCTTGCGCTTGCAATCAATCGGCTACGGAAGAGAGAAACACATGGCAACCCAGTTCACAGTTCAGTACGAGGACGGCGCGAAGAAGACCTACACGGTCAAGCCGAAGCACATCCTCAAGGTCGAGCGCGAGGGCGGCGGACTTTCCGCCAGCATTGAGTCGTCGTACAAATTGGCTTGGCTTTCGTCGAACACTGAGAAGACGTTCGATGAGTGGCTTGAGATCGTTGACGACATTGAGCCTGTCGACGACACCGAGGGCGATACAAACCCTACTTAAGGCGCGTCGCTGATCTAGCGGTGATGATGGGCGTGCCTCCAGACTCCATCACGGATGATCCCGAGATGTTTGACGCTCTGGAGGACGCTGTCATCCGCCACGAGACGCGGTGGTCGCAGTCGGATGAGTTGCTTGCTTCCATCCTTGAACTGCTGCACGCGCTGTATCTACTTACTGCAAAAGCCAATGGTGCCAAGAATGTTGGTAAGCCATTGCATGTTCCGCGCCCGCATGAGAAGGATCTCAGGCCGAAGGCGATGACCCCGCGAGAGTTCGCACTGAAATCTAGGAGTTGAGCGTGGCTGGTCAAAGTGCTGGCGTAGGTCGCCTTTGGGTTGCTGTTGATGCCAACATCGGTCCTGCGATCACGAAACTGGATCTTCTCGACAAGAAGGTCCGCGAGGTCAAGAACAACATCAACACGATGGGTGGTAACGCCAACGCTACGGCGTCGGGGCTGCAGAAGACTGCCGCTGCTGCGGGCAAGGTCAGCACCGAGGCGAACAAGGCCGCGCGGGGTGTCGCCGAGGTTGGGCTCCGCGCTCAGTCGGCAGCCAAGCCAATGAAGGCTCTGGAAGCCGCCATGTTCCGCTCCTCGCAGGCATTCATCAACCTGCGCTACGGAAACCCGCTCGGCTTCCTCGCTGGTGCGAGCCAGGCTGCGGGTTCGCTCGGCACTGCACTCAAGGGCATAGCCCCCGCTGCTGGGGGTGCCGCTGCTGGAATGGCTGGGCTGATCGCGGCTATCGCCGCCGCACCAGTCGTTGTCGGTGTTGCTCTCACGGGCATCGGTGCGGCTATCGCCAAGTCTGGTGTTAGTGCTGCCGCCGATCTCGAGCAGTTGAAGATTTCGTTCGAGGGCATGCTGGGCTCTGCTCAGGCAGCCACAGAGGAAGTCGCGTTCCTGCAGTCGCTTGCTCAGACGAGCATTGTGCCGACCGACCAGATCATGGAGGCTAACCGCCAACTCATGGCGTTCGGCATCACCAGCCAGACCATGCGCCAAGACCTCGTCAAGTTCATGGCTGACTACGGGTCGGCGGTGAACCTGTCTACTGGGCAGATTCAGGGCCTGGCTTACGTTATCGGTCAGATCAACGCACAGGGCAAGGCGTACACGCAGGACATCAAGCAGTTGGCGAATGCCTCGATTGGCATTGACAAGTTGGCTAAGTCACTGGGGATGACCACTGGCGAGTTCCAGAAGATGGTTGCCTCGGGTAATGCGACCGCTGACAAGTTGCTTCCCGCGATCGTCAAGGTGGGTAAGTCGTCCGAAGAGACCGCCAAGAAGATGAACGAGTCCGCCAAGGGCATGATCTCGAACATCAAGGACATTGCCAACGTCAAGATGTCTAACGCTTTTGGTGGGTTGCTGGCGTCTCTGAAGCCGATCCTGCAATGGGTGAAGGACTTCATCAAGGCTTTCAACTTCGAGTACATCGCCCAAGCCTGGGAGCAGGTTGTTGGGTACTTCAAGCAGTCTATGGGCGACATGGGCGCCGACGCTGAGGGCACCGCTGCGAGCATTTCGCAGACCATTGCCAAGGCGATCAATCTCATTGGTTACGTTGCCTCGATCACCTTTGCGGTGATGCGTGCGCTGTGGAACACCTTCATGTTGGTGGTCAACGGCGTATGGGCTGCAATCCAGTTGGTCGTCGGTCAGGTGCTCGACAAGTTGGGCGGCATCATCGAGGTTGCCTCGTATGTGCCTGGCCCGTGGCAGGATGCTATGAAGTCCGCTACCGAGTCGATCAAGACGATGGCGAACGCTGCGGTCGAGGGTGCCAACATCGCTGGTGGCGCATTCGTCAATAGCGCGGCAGCGGCAGGTAATGCCTGGGCTGGCTTGGTGATGAACTTCCCGAAGTTCAAGGAAGTCTCTTTCGGCAAGAACATCGGGTACACACCTGGCGGTAACGGATTCAAGACAAGCCCTACTCCTGGTTTCGAGGATACTGTCGGTGATACCACTGGCGATTCCAAGAAGGATCCGCGCCTGAAGAAGTGGCAAGAGTGGATCAAGTTCATGCGTGAACTGATCAACGACTTCAAGGAAGCGCTCAAGGAACTCAAGGGGCTCACCGCTCAGCCGTTCGGCGAGATGAGCAAGATCGCTGAGGCATTCTCCTTCGGAGACGCTTCGTCGAACTACCAGGGCAACATCAAGTCGATCATCGGCATGTTCGACACCGTGTCTGCTGCGATCACCAAGTACTACAGGGTCTTTGCAAGCCCCAAGGCTGGTGGCAAGGCTGCTGCCGCTAAGGCAGCCGCCGAGCGCGACTCCATGCTGAACCGCTTGAAGGAAGACACTCAGCGCCTGGTCGATCTCGCTCGCGAGAACGAGCGGATTGCTAAGGAACTCGATACCTGGCAGAAGACCGAGACTGACCGTCTGCAGTCGCAGATGGACGCACTCGACGCCGCCTACAACGGCACCTTCGATGCCCGTGGGTACGCCATTGAGGGCGCGATCTCCAAGGCACAGTCCATGCTCGACAAGGCCACCCAGGCATACGACGACGCTAACGCGAAGTTGGCCGACCTGGTGTCCGCTCGTGATGAGTTCCTGAACGGAATCCGCGACTCTGCTCGTTCGTTCGTCAATGCACTTGAACTGTCCGCGAAGACGATCACCGAGTATACGCGCCTTGACAACGTCGGCTCGTTCATCTCCACGGAGAAGCAGAAGACTGCATCTCTCAAGGATCAGATGGCCGAGCGTCTCCAGACGCTCAAGGACTGGGCTGCCAACATCAAGGCCCTACAGGCCAGGGGTCTGAGCAGCACGCTGCTGCAGGATCTTGTTTCGCAAGGCCCCGAGGCCACCAGCCAGGTCATGACCGATCTGGTGAACGGTTCGCAGCAGTCGATTGACGAGATCAACTCGATTCAGACCGAACTCGCTTCGGTGACTGCAGGTATCCAGCGGAACGCGTCGCAGACGTGGTTCGATGCGGGGATTGCTCAGCAGCAGGCGTTCGTCAATCAGATGCAGATCGCTAAGGATGCTGCGAATCAGGCGCTGCTTGATACGCAGGCTGCCTACCAGATGAAGAAGGCAGCGCTCGATGCTGACCTCAAGGCTGTGGCAGATGCCACTGACGCTCACTCGCTGGTGCTCAAGGCGCAGTTGGAAGCCAACGCTAAGACGGCGGCTGACATCAGTGCGTCCATCGAAAAGAGCCTGGCGAAACTGACGGACCCGAAGAACCCGAAGAACACCGCGATTCTTGGTAAGAACGCGATGGATGGGTTCATCAAGGGTCTCGAGGAGATGGAGCCGTTGGTTGTTGCGGCGGCTGAGCGCATTGCGAACAAGGTCTCTTCAACGATCTCGAAGGCCCTCAAGATCAACTCTCCATCGAAGGTGATGGAGCAGTACGGCGCTTGGGTGGGCGAAGGGCTTGCAATCGGCATGGAGTCGTCACTCTCCCGCGTGGAGGTGGCTTCGCTCAACATGTCGAACGCAACTCTTCCGAGCCTCAATGGATCAGGCCAGTCGGTGCCTGATGTTCGCGTCTACATCGGCGACCGTGAACTGACGGACATGATCGATGTCCGTGTCGCGGCTGCCGACGGCAGTTCGCTCAACTATGTCACTTCGGGTAGGAGGTACTAATGGCTCTAGGTGAGATCACCTTCACCTCGGAACTGGACCCGACTTCGCGCTGGGTTGTTCTTACGCTCACGTGCGAAGGCATGACCGAAGCGACTATCAACCGACTCACCCCCGACGGTACGCAGGCTGTTCGCGGGGCCTTCAAGAAGGAAGCGGTCAACTCTCTGATCGCTGCCGACTACGAGGCCCCGCAGAACACGCCGATTTCGTACTATGCGGTGGTCAGTGACGGCACCCAGACTCGTAACTCGGATCTGGTAACACTTTCAAGCGAGATCGATCGCGGCGGTGATGTCGTGTTCGGGCTCACTAACCCGCTCGCCGTTCAGAAGGTAATCGTCGTCAGTGTCCCAAGCCTGGTGTCTG